GACAGATAACAAACTCAAATGTTGATGCTATAAATGTAACAATAACTTTTAATCAACTACAAAAAGCAACAGACCAAGGAGATTTATTAGGAACAAGTGTTCAGTTAAAAGTAGCTGTTCAATATAATTCTGGTGGCTTTACTGATGTAATTGATGACACTATTACGGGTAGAAGTGCTGACGCATATCAAAGAGATTACAGAATAAATCTTACAGGTGCTTTTCCTGCGGATATTAGAGTTACCAGAGTTACAGCAGATAGTACAGACTCTAGTTTGGTTGATGCTTTTGCATGGACAAGTTTTGGCGAAATTGTAGATGATTCGTCAACTTATGCCAATAGTGCTTACGCTGCTGTACGTCTGGATTCAATGCAGTTCAGTTCCATACCGACAAGAAAATACAGAGTAAGAGGGATAAAAGTAAGAATCCCAGGTGCAGGAGCTAGTGGATCGGGAACTCCAACTGTAGATAGCACAACTGGCAGAATTGTTTACCCAGACGGATATATATTTAATGGTGTTATGGGTGCTGCCCAATGGTGCTCGTGCCCAAGCATGGTGCTACTTGATCTGCTCACGACCCAGAGGTACGGATTTGGAGATCATATAACAGACAGTAGCCTTGACCTATTTTCTTTTGTCAATGCTAGTAAGTTTGCAAACACGTTGGTATCAGACGGATTAGCAGGACAGGAAGCTAGATTTAGCTGTAACGTAAACATACAAACTAGCGGAGAGGCATTTAATCTTATAAATGAGCTTGCTGGAGTTATGAGATGTATGCCTATTTGGTCTGCTGGTTCAATAACACTCACGCAGGACAAACCAACAGATGCAAGCTATTTATTTAACTTAGCTAATGTAGGAGAAAATGGATTTAATTATTCAGGTAGCAGCTTAAAAACAAGACATAGTGTTGTGGCTGTTTCCTACTTCAATATGGATAGTAAAGAGATAGATTTTGAGGTTTACGAAGATTCCGATTTGATAGCCAAGATAGGCACAGTGATTAAGCAAGTGAAAGCATTTGCGTGTACCAGCCGTGGTCAAGCTCGAAGATTAGCGAAGGCAATAGTTTTTTCCGAAAATAATGAATCAGAAGTCTGCACTTTTACAACATCAATAGATTCTGGTGTAGTGGTCCGACCTGGTGCAGTAATTGAAATAGCAGATCCCGTAAGATCAGGAGTTCGCAGAGGTGGAAGAGTAAGCACAGCAACAACAACGCAAATAACTGTAGATGACTCTGCTGCAACCGATTTACCTACAGCAAATAACCCAACTTTAAGTCTAATATTACCCAATGGATCGGTAGAGAATCGCACAGTTGCAAGTATATCTGGTGCTGTAATTACAGTTTCCAGTGCTTACTCACAAACTCCAAATCCAAATACAATATGGCTGCTTCAGGATGATACAGTCCAAGCTCAAAAATTTAGAGTAGTAACAGTTGAGGAGCAAGATGGATTAATGTACGCAATCACGGCCTTATCCTATGTCAATACTAAATATTCTTTTATAGAGGATGGTGCAAGTCTGCCAGCACGAGCAGTATCAATACTCAATCTTCCAAAAGATCCACCAAATGCTTTACAGGCAGAAGAAAAAGTTGTTGTTATCAATAACCAAGCTGTTGCTAAATTAATTGTTAGTTGGCAACCTATTGTCGGTGTTACGCAGTATCAGGTTAACTATAGATTCAATAATGGTAACTTCATATCTCAAACTGTATCTGCTCCTGACTTCGAGATATTTGATAGTGATGTTGGAACATATGAATTTCAAGTATTTAGCTACAACACAGCATTACAGACAAGTGCAACATCAGCTAATTTAACTTTTAACGCACAAGGTAAGACTGCATTACCATCAAATGTTACTGGATTGACAGCAGAACCTATCAGTGAGAAGTTGGTAAGACTTCGCTGGAATTTATCTACAGATGTTGACGTTATTCATGGTGGTCGTGTTTATGTAAGACACTCTACAAAGACTGATGGTAGTGGTACATTTTCTAATTCTGTTGATCTTGTTGAGGCACTGGCTGGTAATACCACAACTGCGGAACTGCCATACCTCGAAGGGGAATATATTCTTAAATTTAGAGATGACGGAAATAGATTTAGTGCTGGTGAGACAAGTGTAATAATTGACCTTCCTGATAATCAAGCTCCTTTAATTACACAGACAAGAAGAGAAGATACTGACAGTCCTAAGTTTCAAGGAACAAGAAGTAGTATTGATTTTGATTCTGCAACAGGAACTATAAACCTAGCTGGTTCTGGCTTGTTTGATACAATTACAGACTTTGATCTTGTAGGTTCATTAGATGACTTCGGAGGTATTGCAAGTTCTGGTACTTATGACTTTGGTGGGGCTGCTGGTAGTACAACATTAGATTTAGGTGGTGTATTTAGTCTTGATTTAAAACGTCACTTCCTGACAGAAGGTTTTTATCCATCAGATTTATTTGATTCGAGAGGTTTGATTGATGATATTACTGACTTTGATGGAGCTACTGCAACAGAAGTTAATGCTGAAATGTTAGTAAGGTTTACTCAAGATAATCCTTCTGGATCTCCTACTTATTCTGACTTTCAAACTTTTGCAAATGGTACATATAAAGGAAGAGGATTTCAATTTAGAGCAAAACTTACAAGTGAAGATACTGCACAAGATATAAGAGTTTCACAATTAGGTTATACAGCATCTTTACAGAGAAGAACAGAACAAGGTAATCTAACAGCAAGCGGAGCAGGGGCAAAGGCTATTACCTTTACTCATCAGTTCTTTACAGGAACTTCAGCATTATTAGGAGCAAATTCCAACTTACCCTCTAT